ATCAGAATATCTATCCGAAAATATAAAGGTTGAGGTGTAAAGATGGACCACGAGCTGAAAACACTATCGTTTGAAGTCAAGGAAATCAATGAGGAGGAAGGCACCTTCACTGGTTACGCTGCCACCTTCAGCGAGACGCCAGATAGTTATGGTGACATAATTGACAAGGGAGCGTTCAAGAGGACGCTGAAGGAAGGCGCCAAGCGGATTAAGATTCTCTGGAATCACTACATCCTGGAGCCGATAGGTAAGCCCCTCGAGATGTCGGAAGACGACCACGGCCTTCTGGTCAAGGGTAAACTCAGCCTCGGAGTCCAGCGAGCCAGGGAAGTCCTGAGCTTGATGAAGGATGGCGTCGTCACCGAGCTGTCCATCGGCTATGACAGCATGAAGGAAAAGTATGTAAGTGGCACCAGGCATTTGCAGGAGATAAGGCTCTGGGACTTTTCGCCAGTTACCTTTGCTGCTAATCCTGACGCCTTGATTACCGGCGTGAAGGCCGAGCTAAAACCCTACCCGAATGAACACGCTTGCCGGCTGCGCAACCCGGATGACTTCCAAGATGGCAGCTTCCGGAGAACCAGTAGGGTATCCGACGGTAAGAAATACTCGGTCATCATGGGCCGGCTCGAGGGCGAGGATACCTTGACCGAGCAAGCATACCGGTATGACAAAGAGGTCTGGGAAGCAGCGGATGCCAAAGACCACTGCGAAGACCACGATGGAAAGTTTGAGGCTGCTGAGAAGCAGTCTAAAGCTGGGCGTGTCTTGAGCGCCGCTAACCTTGAGAAGGTTCAGAGAGCCTTCGATGCACTCCAAGCACTTCTGGAATCGCTTGAAGGGGAAGAGGAGCCGGCGAAAGCCACTCAGCTCTCCGAGGAAGCAGCCGCAGAAGCCGTCAAACTGGAGGGATTGGTGAACACACTCAAGGCCGAGAATGAAGGTTTCGATACAAAGGAAGCTGAAGAGCGTATCGAAGCTATACTCGACCAATTAAAACCAAAAAGGGAGGTAGACTAATTATGGAATTCAAAGACCTGGTAGAATTAGTCCAGAAAGCAGTTACGAAGCTATACTCGACCAATTAAAACCAAAAAGGGAGGTAGACTAATTATGGAATTCAAAGACCTGGTAGAATTAGTCCAGAAAGCAGTTACGGAACTACACAATGCGGTGGAACGTCAGGACGCCGAAATCAAGAAGTTCGGTGAGCCTTTAGCGGAGACCAAGGCGTCCATCGAGAAAATCAATACCGACATCACTGCCCTTCAAACGGCAGCCGGTGAGGTAGAAATCAAGATGCAGCGCCAGACTGTGCCGGGCATGGGAGTCCAGTCCACACAGACTGAGGAAGAGAAGGCGCACTCAGCCTCGTTTTTCAAATGGATTCGAGGCGGCCTGACCGCGCTGGACCCGGCCGAGCGGAAAGCTCTGGTGGAAGATACCACTGGCCAGTATCTGGTTACGCCAGAGCTGGAGACCATCATCGAGCGAACCCTACCCACGCTGACCATAATCAGACCGCTGGTGACAGTGAGGCCAATTACCAAAGACAGGCTGAAGCTCCGCAGCGTATCTGAGGTAGCGGTAGGCTGGGGTAAACTGGAGACCGGAGCCGCCATTACCGAGTCGCATCCAATTCCCGGAGAGCCGACATATCAGAATGTCGAAGACCTTTACGGCTTGGCCAAACTCGGCGAGGATGAGCTTGACGACAGCGATATCAACCTGCAGACACTCCTGGCTGATTCGTTCGCTCGAGCCATCGGTGAAGCTGAAGAGACAGCCTTCGCCGTGGGTGCCGGCCATGATTCAGAAGAGCCGGAAGGCATCACCGTAAACGCCACTATCCTGGCGGCCACTCGTAGCGTAATCACATCCAATGCGGTTGTCGTGGAAGACTTCCTGAGGCTGATATACAATTGCCCAGCTCAGTATCGCAAGAACGGTGCTTTTATGGTGAAGTCTTCGACCGAATTAGCACTGAGGGAGCTAAGGGCATCCGGCTATGATGCTACCCATCACGGCCAATTCCTCTGGCAGCCTAGTGTCCAAGCAGGTAAGCCGGCCACATTCCTCGGCTATCCGATATACCCACAGGAAGACCTAGCGGCTCTTGCCGGCGCAGTAGCAGTAATCGCCATCTTCGGCGACTTCAAGCAGGGCTACCGCATCCTCGACCGCAGAGGCATCACAATCCAGAGGCTTAGAGCTGTATGCCGAGGCCGGTTTAGTCGGCTTCAAGCTCCGCAAGCGAGTGGGCGGTGGGGCAATCATGCCATCCAAGAAGGCTCTATGTCTGTTATCAGACAAGGCCTAAGCACGGCTGCTAGGAGCAGTTGAAGCGAATATAGCCAAATAAATGGGGCGGTGAAAATGATTCCGCCCCAAAGGAAAGGTGACACATGACTGCGAAAATGCACAGGATTCATTTCCCGAACGTCGGAGAGGGAGTTCTCCATATACCGGGCGGTGTGCCTTATGAGGTTGTTCCAGTGGCAGAAGCTCTCACTAGATATATTCCAGGCTCCTATGTGAGGCTGGGAAATAAGGGGTTTGTCTATGCCACAGCCGGCAATTCCTTGATTCCTGATGTCGGAGCTAAGCAAGCGAACAACCAGAAAATCGGTAACGTTGCTATCGCGGTAAAAGCTCTTGTCGGCGCGACGGAGCTTAAAATCACCAGTGATGTTAGCGTCACAGAGGACCAACTGAAAGGTGGTGAGGTTGTGGTCTTCCCGGGGCCCGCCAATAAAGCCTTCACCAGAGGCATCATCGGCAACGATGAAATGACTGCAACTGCCACGCTGACACTCCAGCTGGATTCTCCTATTCCTTGTGAAGTCGTGGTTGCTGGCAGCTCCGCTGAGGTCATGCTGAATCCCTACGTCGGCGTTATGCAGGAGAACAACGAATGGCGCCCAGTCATGGGTATGCCAACAGTGGTGGCTACTGTAGGTCAGGGTTTATGGCTTCAGGTCGAGGGCATATCTTGGTGTGCTCCTGAGGCTGAGGTAGGAGCAGCTGTCAATGACCTGGAGGTGTGCTTCGCAGGCAATGGTTCTCTTATGAGACGTGACACTAATGCTCTGGGCCAACAGCGCGCGGGTATGGTTATCGCTCCTAATAAAACTGGAAACGGCCAAGGTGCTCCTTTCATCATGCTCAATATAGACCACTAAGAGGAAGCTCTCGCTTCGGCGAGGGGTTTCCTTCTTCGAGCTGGGGGGTGGTTCCGACTGCCCCCCAGTGAATGTCGAATATCAATGAGGAGGGAAATATGCTAATCAGGATAATCAAAACAGTCACACTACCAAATGTGGGAACCTTTACGCCCGGCCAAGTGGCCAATATCCCAATGGCCGCAGCCGATAACTGGATAGCGAATGGGAGCGCTATAGCGTTCGACGGCAAGCCGTGGAAGGCTGCACCTGAGGCTAAAGCCATTCCTAAGGGTATGTTCTGGTGTGAGGTGCATCAGTGCCTTCACAAGAAAGGCTCCAAACCGGGGAAGGTATGCCAGAAGCGTATCGACGACGAAGCCGAGGCAAGAGAAGCCCGGGAAGCAGCGGCAACCACGGCGGCGGCGGA